GTGCAGACCGATGAAGATTCCTAATTGGCAACATCATTCAAAAAAAGAACAGAAACGAACTTTGAAACCGCAGGCCCTGCGTCAAGCAAAGGCCAGGCTAAGACACTTTAAAAAGTTGCACACTATCCACCCTCGCAAGGTGGATTTGCAGTATTATGGCCATATACAGAGAAATACAGATGTCATTACAAGAAATCAAATCAACCCTTGCTAAACTACTTGCAACTGAAGATCTAATCGTAGAGCACAAGCAAGTTGAGACAGCATCATTCAATGTCGAAACTCGCGTTCTAACATTACCTCTATGGGAAAAAGCAACCAACTCAGTATATGATATGCTTGTTGGTCATGAGGTATCACATGCACTTTTCACTCCTAATTTTGATTGGTCAATCGAGAATCCACTTCCACATGGTGTTGTGAATGTGGTTGAAGATGCTCGTGTTGAGAAGTTAATGAAGCGTAAGTATCTTGGTATTGCAAAGACATTCTTCAATGGATACAGTGAGTTACATTCTCAAGATTTCTTTAGTGTAAATGATCTTGATATTGATGAGATGAATCTTGCAGATCGTATCAACTTATTCTTCAAGATTGGTAGATTTATTGACATTAGTTTCACAGAAGAGGAGATAAAGATTCGTGATTTAATTGATGCTGCTGAGACATTTGATGATACACTTCATGCTGCAAAAGTTCTTAATGATTACTGTGAAGAAGAGATGGATAGAAAGGGTAAAGATGCAAAACCTGATGATGATGAAGAGTTGGTAGAGTTAGAGATGCAGGGTGGTAATGGTCAAGGTAATGGTGAAGGAGAAGGTCAAGGTCAAGGTAAAGGTAAGGGTGATGAAGATGGTGAAGAAGACCCAGTAGAAGAGACACCTGATAAGTTAGTCATAGATCCAAACCAACCTTGGGATCAAGGATCAACACAAGTTGGTGGATTGAAGGGAGCCACTGGTTCAATAGACAAAGAAGTAGAAGTTAGAACTGCTGAGAAGTTAGAAGAGAATATCAGAGAACTTATCAATACAGGTGGTCAGAATCATGTGTATGTTGGCATTCCTCAAGTTAGTCTTGATACTCTCATCGCTGATAATAAAGAGGTTCATGATTACATAGATGAGTCTTTTGCAGAAGATGAGAAGAAATACAATGATGAGATTCTATCAGAAAGAAAAACTGTTTGTCGATATAATAATAGAACTGGTGAGTATGAGGATGTGTTACTTAAAGCTCTCTTCGAGGAAGTAGATGATGACTTCTATGCATTTAAGAATAGTGCAAAGAAAGAAGTATCTTACTTAGTTAAAGAGTTTGAGTGTAAGAAATCTGCTGATGCATACTCTCGTTCATCTGTTGCTCGCACTGGTGTTCTTGATACAGCAAAACTTCACACATACAAGTTCAATGAGGATCTATTCAAGAAAGTAACTATTGTTCCAGATGGTAAGAACCACGGCCTTGTGTTCATACTTGATTGGTCTGGTTCTATGAACTACATTATGCAAGACACTCTAAGACAGTTATACAATCTAATCTGGTTCTGCAGAAAAGTTCAGATTCCATTCGAGGTTTATGCCTTTACTAATGAGTGGAATGAAAGTAGAGATATGTCTTGGAATTCTGAAGAGCAAAGATATGTCTCTAAATATAATCCTCTAAAAGAACATTGTGAAAGAGTAGAGCATGAACTCTATGTTGATAGTAGATTTGCTTTACTTAACATATTGACAAGTAAAACAAATGCTAAGACTCTAGAGAAACAGATGATCAATATCTGGAGACTCGGATGTAAGTTCAACAACAACAGTTACACATTCTACAATATTCCTCGTAGACTAAGTTTATCAGGCACTCCATTGAATGAAGCAATCGTTGCACTACATCAAATTATTCCACAGTTCCAAAAGGATAACAAAGTTCAAAAGGTTCAGTGTGTAATACTAACTGATGGTGAAGCAGGTTCAATACCTTACAACAACACTGTAGAACGTCACTGGGAAGATGAACCATACATGGGCACTCGTAGCCCTGACTACGGCAGTGTATTCTTGCGTGATCGTAAACTTGGTAAGACATACCTATTCAAGTATGGTTATCATCATTTCACAAACTCTTTACTAGAGAATCTAAAAGATAAGTTTCCATCTGTAAACCTCGTTGGTATCAGACTTGTTCCTAACAGAGATGGAATGCACTTTGCTAGAATGTATGTTGAACCAGAATCTAAGGAGATGCACAAGATTCAAAATGATTGGAAAAAGTCTAAGAGTTTTACAATCAAAACATCTGGCTATGATGCATACTTTGGATTATCCTCTAATACTTTATCAGGTGATGATGAGTTTACTGTTAAGGAAGATGCAACAAAAGCAGACATCAAAAGGGCATTTGCCAAGTCACTCAAAGTAAAAAAACTAAATAAGAGAGTATTGAGTGAATTTATCGAATTAGTAGCATAGGAGGTATGTATGAGTGGAGATGTAGGATTACAAGATGAACCAATTCTTTTTTATGATGAAGAGATGACAGTATCAAAACTGATTGTCTTGAAACATAAAGGAGTTGAGTTCGATATGTATAACAAAGTAATGAAGAAAATAAATAAGAAAAAATGATTATTTTCTCTTTCATACTTTCGTTATTTGCAAATCACTTACCAGTGATGTATGTTCAAGTGCCTCAGTGGGCAGATGATTGGGCAGTGTGTGCAGTAGATATACCTGATGCAAAATGTCATTGGTATGTCATGGCTCCAGACAATACATTCGGTGAGGGATTTGATTGGGAAAGTGCACCTTGGTTTGATGCCAATGGATTAAATGATGTAGCACCAATGCAAGCATCAACAGTAGTAGAAAAATTACAAAACCAATGAAGACATTCAAAGAGTTTATGCAAGAGAGTAGTCTCTCTAGAATACAAAGTAAGGCCAAAAAAGGTATTGCTGTGATGTCTGCATCTAGAGGTGATAAATCTGCAAAAGAAAATAGAGCAAGGGGAAAACAATTAGATAAGGATATTCGTGGTAGATTTGGTAGAGGTGCTACCAAAGTAACTGGTTCATATCTGGAAAAGGGTGATGACGGTAAGGAGAGAAGAGTGAAAGAAAAAAGTCATGTGATAGATCGTGGTAAGATGGGTAAGAGAAAGTTTAAGAAAGCAGTTAAAAAACTAGGTAAGAAGTATGGTCAGGATTCTGTATTGACACAAACTAAAAAAACTGCTACACTATCAGCAACAAGAAAAGGTGGTTTAGGTAAATCAAAAGGAATAAATGTGGGTAGGTTCAAACCACAGGGTAAAAACCCAGAAGGCCAATCACAAATTAAAGGAAAGACTTTTGCATATGGATAAGAAACCTTACGATGACTCCAACTGGAGAGAAGATTACAAACAGTATACAAGTAACAAACGTCATCTTGAACTGTTAGAGAATGGCCCTAAACAGTTATCTCAGGCATGGGTATTAGGTGCACTGTATAATGAATGGAAAAAGATAAAAGGATATGATAAGTTAGACCCAAAGGAGAATGAAGGTCAATTACAATCATCATTTAAAGATTGGGAGGCCAATATAAAAAGTTGCACATAAGATGTTTCTTGTCACTCTATATGCATTACAATAGCCATATAGAAACAAATACATTATGACTACTCCATTTGAATTAAAAATGACTGAACAAGAAGCATTTGACGGATTGAAGAAACAGTTCGGCACTGAGTTCACAACACCAGAGGTTCGTGCATTCTGTGCTATGAACGACATCGCTTATGCTACTGTCACTCGCAAGATTGCACAATACAAAGTTGGTAAAGGTAAGTGGAATCTTACAGTTACCCAAAAAGTTGTAGACAAAATAGAAAACTCTTATAGTGCTCCATCAGTGGAACCTGCAACACCAAGAAACCTTATTCCTACTACAGATGATACTTTCGTCAAGTTTGGTTCGTTCAACGACCTTAAAAAGATTATTAGTTCTAAGTTATTTTATCCTACTTTCATTACTGGTTTATCAGGCAATGGTAAAACCTTTGGTGTAGAGCAAGCATGTGCTCAACTTAAGAGAGAACTTATTCGTGTAAACATTACTATTGAAACTGATGAAGATGATCTTATTGGCGGTTTCCGTCTTGTTAATGGTGAAACCGTATGGCACAATGGCCCAGTCATCGAAGCACTTGAGCGAGGTGCAATCTTGCTCCTTGACGAAATCGACCTTGCATCCAACAAGATCCTCTGCCTTCAGAGCATCCTTGAAGGAACTGGTGTCTTTCTTAAAAAGATTGGAAGAACTGTCAGACCAGCCGCAGGATTCAACGTCATTGCCACCGCAAATACTAAAGGTAAGGGTTCAGACGACGGAAGATTTATTGGAACTAACGTGCTCAATGAAGCCTTCCTCGAAAGATTCCCAGTTACCTTTGAGCAATCCTATCCAAAGCCCTCAGTAGAGAACAAGATTCTAGACAAGATCGCTCTTAATCTTGGTGTCAAAGATACTGAGTTTTGTAAGAGACTTGTTGAGTGGGGTGACATCATCCGTAAAACATTCTATGATGGTGGTATCGAAGAGATTATCTCTACTCGTCGTTTTTTGCACATCTTACGTGCATATTCTATCTTCAATGATAAGATGAAAGCAATACAAGTATGTGTAATCAGATGTTATGATGAGACTAAGCAAGCATTCCTTGAGTTGTATGACAAGGTAGATGATACTGTTCAACTTCATAATGATAAAGATGTACCAACTGTGGGATAATTATCGTCAAACTCTTTTCTCCATATTTCCTGATTTGGAATATGGAGAAACTTGGGCTAAGTGGGAGAGTAAGGGAACTGGTCTTATCGCAAAGACTTATACCAACCCACATATAATCAAAGCAAGAGAGGTTGATATATTCAGTGAAAAATCCTGTATTTACAACAACATCATTTATCCTAAAACTGGCAGTAATCTTCCATGTTTTGGTATGGATCTCATGGGATTCTTTGAGAAGAAAATTATTATTGTATTTGACTTCCAACATCCTGTAGAAAATTATTCATTTTCTGTAGAGGGATTACCTGTGTATGAAGGAGATTATAGATTCTTTGAAATAGGTAATCACTTTTCAAAAAATATATACATTGCTAAATGCACTGCATCTGAAGTAGATGATCATTTAGATATGTTCAAAACTTACTTGACAAAGTATAAAGAGATGTTAGAATTAGAAAGACCGACTAGTGTTGATACTAGTCAATACAAAGATTTTGATGCATACATGACCAAACTCGATCCAGTATCAGGATATCTGAAAGGTAAGTTTGGTGAAGATAAAGCAGAAAGTTTAGTAAACGATTTCTTATTTACTTATGGTTAATGCATGGAGTCTAGCAGCATCAATATTAAATGGAACATTTGATGAGGATTATCCTATGAAAGAAGAACATTCAGATGCATGGTATGATTATAAACGTAATGATCCCAATGCAGAGAATCCATTTACTGATCCAGAAGATCGGGCTAGGGCAGAGAGAGTAGTTGGTAATGGTAATACCGCAGGTATAAGCACAGACCTTTCTAGTATCGATGAACTAGATCTCAATGTTGATTTTAATGTTGATCTTGCGGATATAGATGATATGTATGCACATCAATTCAATGATTATGATACAATGGATATGGATTTTTACGAACCCAAGAGAGCACACTATTACAAATATCATGAAGAAGAAATTCTAAAAGATATTGAGGAGTATGTGTCTCAAACATATCAAGGACATTATACAGGAACTAAACATGAGTTCCGTAATGTTCAGACTTTAGATTTGATGGCAGCTAAAGAACTCGCATCAGGTTTTTGTCAGGCAAACATACTGAAGTATGGAAGTAGGTATGGAAACAAAGACGGAAAGAACACAAAAGACTTGATGAAAGTCATACATTATGCTATGCTATTATTACATTTTGATGGGCACTACGGTAAACCATCTATGTCAACTGGAAACATTGACGAAATCGACCACAACATGCCTTAATTATGGAATTCATGAAATTATCAGACAGCACACTCACAGTTCTTAAGAACTTCGCAGGAATCAACAACTCAATACTTGTAAAGGAGGGAAGTCAACTTCGTACTATATCTGTTGCAAAGAACATTTTAGCAGAAGCAGATATACCAGAAGACTTTCCAAGAGACGTTGCAATATATGACCTTAATCAGTTTTTGAATGGATTAAGTTTACATCAAGACCCAAATCTTGATTTTACAGAAGATGCTTACATCTCAATAGAAGAAGGTAAAAGAAGAGTCAAGTATTTCTATGCAGA